AGTTCCCTCTTCATAGTCATCTAGCTTATTAGCTGAACCAGTGCCACCTAAGTATACACCACCTGATAGGTAGAGGTTAGAAAATCGTGCTGACCCTGAACCTAAGCCAACCCCTCCATCACTGTTAGTACCTGTTGTAGTTACAGGTAATACAGAATAAGCTGATTCGTCTACAGCCAACCCCCTTCCAGAACCTGCAAGGTAAAATCTTGTTCCATTAGTACCAATACTTCCCACAAGTGTGCTGTCTTTGTAGAATCTTGATATATCACCATCTGATGCTAGTCGGTGGTAATTTGCAACTGCACCGCCACTTTTAGTAAATTCTACACTACCACTTTCTCTTAAAAGAACACCTTCATCTGCAAAAGTAGTACTCGTCTTACCCACCAAAAAGTTGCCAGTGCTATCAAATATACCTCTTATATTACTATCACCATCTGCTAACACAATGTAATTGCTTGATGTTCTTATGTCTAAGCCACCAGAGTTGCCAGTATAACGACCTATGATGGTGTTCTTACTACCTGTGGTCATACTAAAACCTGCATTATCACCTAAGAAAGTATTAAAAAAACCTGTAGTAAGACTGCGACCAGATTTATAACCAAAAGCAGCATTGTCACTACCAGTTGTTAAATCATGTAAGGATTCAAAACCAAAAGCTGCACTGTCACTAGCAGTTGTGCTAGTAGTCATAGCTTCATACCCCACTGCTGTATTGTTAGATGCAGTGGTGTTGTCACGAAGTGAATTTACACCTAAAGCAGTATTATAAGAACCTGTGGTGTTTTCATATAATGACCTAAAACCAACTGCTACCTGTGAAGTACCTGTGGTATTATCATACCCTGCTTGATACCCAACAGCAGTGTTGTTAGATGCTGTGGTGTTGGAGGTTAGTGCTTGTCTACCTACTGCTACATTATCAGAACCTGTAGTGTTTGAAACCAACACACCAGAACCTACCCCTGTATTTTCACTCCCAGTGCTAGCAAAAAGTGCATTATTTCCTACAGCGACATTATCAGAGGCAGTTTCATTGTTATACAAAGCACGATATCCAATAGCGACATTAGCAGTGCCTGTGGTTTGGCTGTATCCAGCAGAATAACCTAAAGCTGATAAACGTGTGCCAGTCGTATTTGTATATCCAGCTTGATACCCTACTGCTGTGTTGTCAGATGCTGTGGTGTTTGCCTTGAGTGCCTCACGACCCACTGCTACATTAGAAGACCCAGTTGTGTTATCTGTTAAAGTAGAAGTTCCTATTCCAACATTATAATTTCCACTAGTATTAGCATCTAAAGATGCTGAACCAATACCAACATTATTACCACCAGATGTATTTTCACCAAGTGAAGCATTACCAATGGCAATGTTGTTTCCACCAGTTAAACTTGCATCATCTAATGCTAAATTACCCAAAGCCACGTTATTTGAACCAGCTGGATAATTACCATCTAGCTTGATTGTGCCACCATCTATGGATACGTTACCTGCTACAGTTAATCCGTCTGTGACTGCTGTACCTGTTACGTCAATGCCTGTGTTGGTGGTGGCGAGTTTGCGTGAACCACTATAAAAAAGAACAACCTCATCATCTTTAACAGCACGAACCATATCACCTGTTGTAGATTTTAACTCAATCTGAGTGCCATTACTTTCAAGTGTTAAGTTACCTGTGCCACCATCATAAATTTTACTATCAGTGCCATTGTGATAAATCTGAAGGTCAGCACTTGCACCCAACTTAATGATATCACCATCACCCATGTTAAGGTGTGTCGTTAGAGTAGTCTCACCTGTAACACCAAGAGTACCTGCTATTTGTATGTTTGTGTCAAGTTTAGCACTTGTGACTGCATCGTCAGCTATGTGAGCAGTATCAATACTACCATCTACGTAGTGTTCAGAATCAATTGAATCGTCAGCAATCTTTGTTCCATCTACAATATCAGCAGCTAAATGTACCCTGTCAATTGACCCATCTACATATTGGTCACTATCTACAGAATTAGCTGCCATCTTAGCAAGTGTTACATTTGCATCTGTTATCTTTGCAGTTGTAACATTAGCATCCGTTATTTTAGCTGTAGTTACCGCATTGTCTGTTAGACCTGCTGTTGCTATCTGTGGTCCTTCACCTGTAGTGCCATCATGTGAGTGTCCAGTTGAACCGTTAAACGCAGATTGTATAGCATCAAACTCTCCATCAAGGTCTGAAGCATTAATTACGTTACCGTCAGCTATATTGTTCGGTGTGTCGTTTCTTGTATAGCCTGTTCCCATTTATTATCTCCTAGCGTTAGTAGTATACTGCAGGGTTGCAGCGTCAATAGCAAATACAGCGTCTATTGTATCTCCTATGGTCTCATATAAAATAGACACTGTAAAACCTGAACCTATTGTTTGCAATTCATATATCGCTTTCTGTTTACCCCCATATGAGGATGTTCCATAAACCCCAGCACCATAAGATATTGATGAAGCTGCGAGGTTTGAAAAAAGCAATGAATTAGGTTGAACAGTATTCTGTTGGTCAAAGTCAAATTTAAGAGAGTATCTAATATCTACCTCTCCGTTTACATCTAAGTATGTTATTCCTTTATATATCGTTTTGCGAACATTAGGGTCACCTAACGGTACATAAGGAGTAGCAAACGTAGCTTGTATCTTCTCTCCATCAAAGCTATTACCTTGCTCCATGCGATAAACGTAACCATCACTTGCACCAAAGTAAATAAGTTCTGTCCGACCTACGTATTCACTGTCTATTGCGTTAACATTAAAACCACGTAAATCATTAAACGCCATACCATCTTGTAATTGTGTAGCCGCTATAGCTTTTGCTGAAGCGTTAGTATATCCTACGTTATATCCAAATATTCTGTACTGACTCTTCTCACGAATAACTGTACTCATAAAACCATCAGGACTACTAGTAATTAAATCTAGCATTTCATCTTGAATTGTCTTTGATACAGCAGCGAGACTAAAGTCTCCTATTCTATCAGTAGCAGAAAAAAGACGAAGACCATCAGGTCCTAAGAATATAACATCTCCACCAATCTCTTGTATAGTATCTGAAGCAACACAACCTAAGTCACGAGACACTGGTTGCAATTGAAAATCAGCTACACTATTACCATTTAGTACGTTTATACTACTTTCGCTAAATATTATTAGCTGCTCACGAAATACAATTAAACCTGTAATTTCATCAGCTACATTAATTATACCACCACCACTAGCAATTGTCAAGTCATTATCTTGATAAGGAGCAGAAAAGACTATCTTTTTTCCATTACCAAACACTAAATGGTTTTTAAAGTTTACTACGAAACTTGCACCTGACACATCAGAAGGTAAAGCAGTTAATTGTTCAAACGTAGTTCCATCAAATCTAAATGGTTTGCCTGTTCCATCAACAAGCATAAGTTTTTCTGTACCATCAAAGTCATACTTTAAAAATCTTACTTTGCCTGTACCACCACCTATTGTAACACCTGCACTACTATAGGTTGCGTTGTCACTTACTTGTGTCCATCCTGAACCTGAAGAGAAGAATAAGTCATCTCCACGACAAGCAAACACTTTGCTGTCATATCGCACTATACCTCTGATAACACCTGTATTCGTTACAGTATTGGTATCAAACTTCTCATATCCTTCAACTCTTCTGTAACCACCAAATATAGAAGGCTCAAAGTTACGCAGTATACGTGCTGAACCGGGTGCTTGAAATCCTTGCTGATAAGGAGAAAGGTTTGTTATCAAGCCACCTTTAAATTCAAATGAATGGGTTTGCCATGCGTCTGCCATTAGATAACAGACCTAGAAAATCCCATCCTACCACCACCTGTGTTCTGTGGTATCATTGTAGAACGTAAGTAATATGTTCTGTTGATTAATACAATACGCATGTTCTTTATGCCTTCATCAAACTTTTGTTTGGCTACCATTGCGTCTTGTGAATTACCACGAAATAAATAAGCATAATGCATTGCTCCATCTACAATAATATGTTTAAATCTTTCAGGAATAGCAGGAACATCATCATATAAAATTAAATCTACAGGAACACGATAATACTCATACACAACTGTATAGGCTTTATCAGGTTCAGGTGTAAGTATATACTCAAGAGCAGGTCCATGTGCTACCATTTGTGGCACACCACTTCTACCATTAGTGTCATACTCTTGGTCTACATACTTATCTAAATATTCTTCGTAGGTTATAATACCTAGTTTTGTTGTAGCATTACCTAATGAACTATCTTCTTTTATACGAAAGCTATCAAAGTCTAATAGTTTAGCATCATGTGGAAATGCATATCGTGTTACATTCGCTGATAAAACATCTTCTTGCTCTACGTGATTAAAGGGCCAATTAAATTCATGTTGGTTAATATCACGAATAGATGCATTGATTGCATCTTTAGCTTGAGCATAAAAACCTGTAGCAGTAGCAAAGTTGCTTGAGGTAAGTTCTACTTCGTTAAGTCTACGATTTACTTGATTAACTAGTTCTAAATAATTATATGCCATTATTTCTGCCTTATAGCTATTTTAACAGTACGTTCAGCTTGGCTTCCAGTGCTGTCAATAATCCGACAAATAAATGAGTACTCTCTATTTAAAACACCACCACCTAGATTAATTGTAGCTACTGTATTTGTATTTGTTTGTGCTACATTCTGTATACTATCTGTAACTGCATTACTTGAAGCTGCAGTTAAAGTCTCACCTGCATCTATCTGTGTCTTTCCAATCTCTGATGTTTGCACAAACCATGTCACAGAAGAAATAGTAGCTGTGTCTAAAAAACGAGACCAATCCATACTGTAGTCTAGTTGTTCATCAGGGTCTTTAACGGGCCATCTAAATGACATTCATTCTATTCCTTATGCTGCTGCTCTTCGTTCTGCTACAGTAGATTGTCTATCTACATAGACTATACGTGGTAGCTCTGCCTTAACATATACTATTCTAGGTGCTTGCTTCTCTATTAAAACTGTTCTCTTTCTGTCGTAGAGAGCTTTAACTGCTTCAAAGTCAAATATTACACCTGTTGCTGTAACAGTATTAACAGTACTTGTAGCTGATACACCTGTTAATGAGTGTGTATTTGAGAAGGTAAAGTTACCATTAACAAAAACTGTAGCACTTACACTATCTAAAACTTCAGTTGGTTTGTCTTCTACTGTGTTTAAAAAACTAACAGCTTCAACACCTACGAGTGTTACATTGGCTGTACCTGTTAATGTAAGAGTACCTATTGTACCTGTTGCAGATACACTTCCTAGTTTTTCTATAATGTTAACAGTTACATTGTTAACAGAACCTGTAGCACTTACACTATCTAATGCTTCTGTAGGCTTCTCTTCTACAGTATTTACAGAACCTGTAGCTTGTACTCCTGTTATTGGAGTATTGATATTCTCTTTTACAGTGTTGACTGTGCCTGTAGCTGAAACACCTACAACAGAAACTTTAATAAATACATTTAAAGTTCCTACTGAGCCTGTAGCACTAACACCTGTAGAAATACGTTCTGTAACATCTACTTCAAAACCACCTGCTACAACACTAGCAATAGTACCTGTAGCTGATACACCACTAAT